GAGGACGGCGAACCCCCCATACCTTCATTTGTGTTTTCGTACCCATGGCGCGTCTCGCCCAATCCGTCCATTCCGGCAATTTTGCCTGTAAATATGTCGGGGGGCACCTCTAATATTTACGTGTACGCCGCGGGTACAGGTTCTAATCTTACGACGAGTTCGTACGTATCGATGAACAAAGTCGACGAAATGTTTCTACTGAACAAGGACACAAACTTATTCGCCAGTAACATAGTACCTTTTCAATCTAATATTCAGACGACGAGTTCAGGGTTTTCGAGTTTTATAGACGCTCGCACTTTTAAATGGGCCTACTCAGGTTCATTTTTGATTAACGGCGTCCTGTCAGTCCCGAACGGATACGTGACGGGTGTTCAACTTTTGAAGAATGGGTTGGTCGATTATTCGTACGACATGTCCTCACAGGGCGCCGTACCTACACTTCCATTTACTATGCCTATGATAGTCACTAGTTCGACTGACCAGTATTCTATAAACGTGACGTGTACCGGAACTCAGACGATCCTGAGTAATTCGTATTTCACATTCAACCAGGTGGCCATCCCGGCAACATCGTCCACGACTCCAGGGGTGGTACTTCCGTATCAAGGTCTTCTGTTCCAATCGAACGCGACACCCAACGTCTACGCGACTCCATTCGATTTCAAAACAAAATTCACGTCGAACGGCTACCCGTATACCGTCAATGTCTCGTCCGGCGGCGACCTGTCATTCACGGCCAAGGGTACATATATGCTTACCGGGGCCGTATGTACATCCGATCAAATTTCGAGCATGTCCGTAACGGTCGGGGGTACGACGACGACGTACCCGGTCGGTCTCGGCCTTTCGCCACCCTATCCTGTTAACATACCATTTACGATCCCGACCGACTCGACTACGACCGCACGTGTATCTTTTACGGTCAATGCGATAAGTCCGACGCAGAACATTTATTCGAACACATTCTTGGCTGTGTACCCTATAACAGGAGGCTCGACCGTGTATAATCAGTATGCCTACTACGACTCGGTCGGGACGCTCGCTATTGCTTCGGCCGAATTGAAGATCGGCGGTCAGACTATCCAGAAGTTGACCGGTGAGACGATCGAAATTTGGCACGACCTGAACGTGTCGTACGAGAACCAGCCCGGTCTCAAGTTGACGATCGGTAAAGGAGACGCGACGAATATTCTTGCGGACCGGACGTATTACGTCAATTTACCGTTTTACTTTTACGGCTCACCCGAGTTGGCGTTGCCGATCTGTTCTCTGGACCGACAGGACGTCGAAGTCCATGTGACCTTTAATCAGTTTTCAAGTTTGACGCCCAATGCGTCCCTGACGAACCCATCTCTGGTCGCGACAATTATCACGGAGTACGTGTACCTTTCGGATCCCGAAATCAACTGGTTCCGGACGAGTCAAATTGATTACGTCATAACACAATGTCAATATTACACCTCAAATCTCACGAGCGGATTCTCATCTGGTATTTTCAAATTAGAATTCACAAACCCAGTCAGGGAATTGTATTTTGTAATTCAACCATCGGGAAATTTGCCATATGATTATTCCAATAACGGCCTCCAGAGTCTAGGTCTGTCCCTGAATGGCTACGACTTGTTCACACCGACCACGACCGACGCCACTTACGTCGGAACACTCGAACCATTTAAACACTTTATTAACTTTCCGACTCGCAATTTCTATTCGTACATCATGTGCCTGGACCCTAAATCACCCAGACCGTCCGGCTACGTCAATCTGAGTCGTGTAAAGCAGGTTTTATTGACTGTTAACATGTCGGCGTACCCTACCACAAAGGCCCTCAGAGTGACGGCCGTCAGTCACAATGTCCTTCGGATCGAAAATGGTATCGCCGGATTGATGTTTAATTCTTCTTAGTCAGTATTAGTAATGGCCGCCAGAGCGAGTCTGGCGTTCCTCGGGCAGGAAGACGTCGTGCTTAGTTCCAAGCCCGAAGTGACCTATTTTATCGAGAAATATACCGGACGGACGCCTTTTTCGTCCCGGGTCGATGAAGTTCAATTTCAGGCCGACCTGCAAACTTTCGGAACGGAGAGTTGGACGACATTTCCTCGGTCGGGCGACATGATCACGAACTTGTACCTCAAAATAAACGCTCCTTTACCGACGAACACACCGGTTCTCAACTCGGCCGGGACGCTTATGTTCAAGTATGCCGATCTGTACATAGGAAGTCAACTCGTCGAACGACTCTGGGGAGAGTATGTCGAAATGAAATATGACTTGGAAATTCCCGCCAGTAAACAGGCTACTCTGAAGACGCTAATTGGTAAAGGTACACTCGCGTCAAGATCCGAGTACACAATTCCACTTCCATTTTCAGGTATAGAAAAGGGTCTCCCGATATGCAACATCAAAGATGACGTGACTATACGTGTCCTTTGGAGACCCGTATCCTTTTTCACATCTCCGCCCATCCTGACGGCCCGAAATTTTGATTCAGTATTACATGTCGAATATACGTACCTGTCAGAAAAGGAAATTTCATCCATAAAAGCTTCTACAAAACTGTTCATGTTTGAACAGGTCCAATTGGCCCAGTTTTTCGTCCGTCAGGGTATCAATTCAGTCGTGTGTCCTCTTCAGTTTGTGAACCCTGTAAAGGAAATATTTCTGATAATTCAGAATGATACGGCCACCGGCTACGACTACAGTAACGTTACAGGAGGATCGTCGCCTCAGCTCCAGGATTTGACATTGTTTTTCAACTCGACCGAACGCATATCTGCAGACGTCGGGACGCCTCTATTCTTGAGAAATCTACAGGCTCTCGAATTTCATACTCGAATTCCGGACCGCTTTTTCTACATGTACTCGTTTAGCATCGATCCGGAATCTTCAGCACCGAGTGGTCAAATTAACTTTTCAAGAATTCCACTTCAAAATTTGAAACTGAACCTGACGGCCAGTACAGCCAATAGGTATATTAGGGTCTGGGCCGTGAGTTGCAATTTCATAGACAAAGATTTCAAAGTTCTTTTTAATAATATAGAATTTACTTAAACGGGTTTTAGGTAATCATTATAAATGGACTTGGAAGCCGCCGCGATGGATATCTTTTTGCCAGTTATGGAATCGGCGACGGTTTTGGCCGCACACTACGCCAACGCCTGTGGGCGCGACGTGGTACTGGCAGAAGACTTGCGTCTCGGACTCATGTATGCGGCCCGTAATGTCGCCGGTAAACAAATCGGAAGTTTGTTTCCGGAGGTTTACGAGTCTGACGAGGACGAGGACGAGGACGAGGACGAGGACGAGGACGAGGACGAGGACGAGGACGAGGACGAGGACGAGGACGAGGACGAGGACGAGGACCCTCCGTGGACCCGATATGAAGGTCCAGAGGAGATCCCGAGTAAAATGAATGAATGTGCCGAGACGTGGTCTACATGGGAACCCGAGACTCCGGCAGAACGCGCTCTGAAAAATGCAGTAGACAATCAGGCGAATGCACTTTCAGGTGTTCACAATTGAGGAATCGGACGAAGAAGACACTGAAACGCGCGCGCCGCGATACGCATCCATCATCCGTGAAGAAGAATTTATAGAGGACGAACCAGAAGGATGGTCCGGCGCCGAAACATCAGGAAGCCTTGTAGACCCTCAGGACGAACAGAGGATGGTTAAAGGATGGGACCCCAGGGAGGACGCTCCATATTTTTTTCACATACAATAATAAATGTCTTCGTCCGGTCTTCTGCCAAGCATCGCGGTTCAGCTCGAGTCTCAGTCCCTGAACTCCATCGTGGCTGGCTTCTCCTTCGCGAGCGCCATCGCGTGGATGGACGTTGTCCGCTGGCTGATTAGCCAGATTATCCAGGTGAACAAGAGCGGCGGCCAGTACTACATTCTGAGCGCCCTGTTCACGACGCTGCTCAGCATCGTGGTCTTCATGGTCGTGAAGACGGTGATCAAGGGCGTTGAGGTGAAGGAGCCCCAGTCGCCGATGTACGCGATAACTCGCGCGTAGAGAAATTGCGCCAGGCTAAAATAGAACCTAAAATAACCAGGACGATGATCCACCAAGGAATTTTGCGCTTCTGATTTTCCTTGGGCGCCTCGGGTGGGCGAAAAGTCATCGCCTCCACAATTCGTCTAATTTCGACGTCTTGTAGAGGCGGCGGAGGCGGTAAGCGCCTTCCTTCATCATCCGTCACATACAGGCGGAGCAAAAATGCGTTCGTGTCCCAGCCCCTAAAATCGAGAGGCGAACCATCCTTGTCGTACCAGTTGATAGTCAGGCGGCTCAAAGTCCCTATCGGTTCAGGGTACCACGTACATACTCGGTAGTCCCGATTTTCATGAAAGTTCTTTATACAGCCTGACGAGACATCCATGACGATCGGGGCGAACATGCGAGTCGCATTCGTCCCGAGGAATGTCCCTTTTGAATTGTCCATGGCCTTTGCGTCAAGATTCCAGGGCGTCTTGAGTTCGTCGATATCCAGGAACACATACTCATTCAGATTGAGATTAGCCATGGTTGAAGATTTCAAAATATCCTTACTCGAATAATTCGGATCCAAAATTGTGGCCGTCGAAGAATTGTACAACGTGTTTTGGACCAGACCTACAAGCTTGGCGAAATCTGAAGACCCAATTTGAATCGTAAATGAGGATGCCGAAGAAAATACAAACTTTCCTTCGGGTGCTAGATA